GTTATTTATACATTAGACGAAGGCGACGACTGGACCGACCCAGCAGTGTGGGCAAAGGCTAACCCTAACTGGGGCATAAGCGTATACCCTAGACAATTAGAGCAGGCGTTAACAGAGGCTAAAGAATTTGTGCATAAGGAGGTAGAGTTTAAAACTAAGCTGCTTAATGTTTGGACCGACACGGCACAGACTTGGATTAGTGACAGCCTTTGGAAACTATGCGACGGCGAGGACGAACTAGAGGGCGAGTTTTGCTATGGCGGCTTAGACTTGGCAAGCACGGGCGACTTTTGCGCATTCTCGTTATACTTCCCAAGCCTGCACGCTGTGAGAACTTGGTACTGGCTTCCGAGTGAAACCGCCTTTAAGCGTAAGGACGCTGCGGGCGCTTCTATTCGCCAATGGGCAGCCGACGGATTTATAGAATTAACTGAGGGCAATGTAACGGACTACGCTTTTATTAAGGCTCGCGTTATAGAACTAGCACAGCGTTACGATATTAAAGACATAGCCTTCGACCGCTTTAACGCTTCGCAGTTAGTTATTGAGTTACAAAATGAGGGGCTGCAAATGTTTCCTTTTGGGCAGGGCTTTGTTAGTATGTCGGCACCGACTAAAGAACTAGAGCGACTTGTTAAAGACAGAATGCTAAGGCACGCTGGCAACCCAGTGACGCGCTGGATGATGGGCAATATATTGTTAACTCAGGACCCAGCAGGCAACATTAAAATAAATAAGGCTAAGAGCGGCGATAAAGTCGACGGGCCTGTGAGTATAGTTATGGCCTTGGGCACTTGCATGCAGGACGCAGCCAAAGAGCAAAACAGCGAATTTTGGTTTGTTAGCTTATGAAATTTCTAGACGACTACATGCAAGTTTATTACAACAACCTCCCGAAATATCGGACCTACGAGGATGCTTACAACGCCACAGAGGAAAAGTATTTTGGCAAGTTTGGCGTGAGGCGTTATAAAAACTATGATGTATTTCGTGCAGCACTTAGTAGATGGCTAAGCCAAGGACGGAATAAATAAGATTTGTTAACACATAAAATTTAACCTAGTTGTAATTTGCACCCGATGAATTTAAGATTCTGGCAGCCAAGAAAGGAAAAGCGATCTAGTCTATCGCAGCCAACGGATTGGCTTATAAATACTTTACAAAATGTTTTTGGATACCAAACAAAAAGCGGCCAAGCTGTTAACGATCGCACGGCTTTATCTATCGCGTCAGTGCACGCGTGCGTTAGAGTTATTGCAGACGGTATTGCGGGGCTTTCTCTAAAGCTCTACAAAGACGACGGCACTAACCGCGAGCAGGTCGTGGTTCACTACGCCACTGCATTGGTTAACGAGCCTAACGCCTATCAAACCAAATACGATTTTACCAAATACATGGTAAGTCACTTGGCGCTAAAGGGTAACGCTTACGCATTCATTAACCGCGATGCTCGCTACCTTGGCATCGAGTTGCACCCGATTGCGCCTGATTACGTTACACCGGTAATGCAAGATGGCCAACTGTTCTACAAGGTGAATCAAAAAGGAATCCCGGGCATGGTGCCCGCTTCCGACATGTTGCACTTTAAAGGTCTTTGCGGGGATAATCCCCTAGTCGGTTTGTCGCCTATCGTGGTGCACGCCGAAACCTTGGGCATAGATCTAGCAGCAATTAGCCAAAGCGCTGGCGTTTATAAAAACGGCGTTTTGAAATTCTTGTTAACATCCGACGCACAAATTAAGCCTGAGCAAGCAACCCCATTAAAGAAATCTTTAGACGATGTGATAGATGGGGCAAGCCGTTCCACTGTTTTGCCTAACGGCATCAAGATGGAAAAGCTAAGCCTGTCACCTGAAGAGGCGCAGTATTTAGAGACTCGCAAATTTTCTGCAGAAGAAATTGCCCGCATTTTCGGGGTGCCCGCTTCTATGATTGGCGCAAAGGATGGCATCAAGTCTAGCGTTGAGCAGGAATACCAGGACTTTTACGCTCGCACTTTGGCATCTTATGCCATTAACATCGAGCAGGAATTGGCCCGCAAGCTGTTAACAGAAAACGACAAACTAACTTATTACTTTAAATTTAACTTTAATTCGCTGCTTAGAGCATCCGCCAACGAGCGAGCAGATTATTATAACAAGGGCATCCGCGGCGGTTGGCTCTCTAGAAATGAGGCGCGCAGGTTTGAGGACGCTAACGGATTTGATGGCGGCGACGAATACCTAATCGAATCAAACCTAATGCCGTCAAGTAAAATAGATGCTTACATGGATGCCAAAATTGAGCAGCTAATGAGCACAGCCGATAAGAACAACAACCCAGAGGGAACTAATAACACAGAAGTAATCTAATGAAACAAGAAAGGCGCACATTTACGGGCACCGTTATAGCCAGATCAGAAGGCGAGAACATGCCGAAAGAAATCGGAGGCATTGCCGCCGTTATTAATAGCGTTACCGATTTGGGATATTTTGAAGAGGTAATTGAGCGCGGTGCGTTTGACAATGCTTTGAATAAAGAGTACGACATTCGCTGTTTGTTTAACCATGAAGCCGAGTTAATTCTGGGCCGTACAAAAGCAAGCACTTGCAATGTGTTTGTAAACGCTGACGGTAATTTAGAATACACTTGGGTGCCAGACTACGAGAACCCCACGCACATGTCTGTCGTTCGTTCTATCATGCGCGGAGATATTACGCAGAGCTCATTTGCTTTCACGATCAAAGAACAGAAGTGGTCAGAGTCTACCAAATACGGAAGCATGGGCAAGCGCACAATCACAATGATCGAGGATCTGTACGACGTGAGCCCAGTTACTTATCCCGCTTATGCTGACACGGAAGCCGACGCTCGCAGCGTTGTTGCCTTGCGTGATCAAGAGCGTGAAATTGAAGAAGCCAAAAGAAGCCAAGCGGCTGCCGATGTTTTGAAATTGGCGCTGCTTAGATACGAAAACTTATAAAACAAAATTAAAACCATGAATAAAATCAAAGCCCTAAAAGAAGAGCGTGGACGTTTGCTCGGCGAATTGTCTACCTTGCAAACAACCATCGAGCGCGAAGCGCGTTCTATGGCTGACACTGAAACCAACCGTTTGAGCGAAATCGAAGCCCGTTTGGGTGCGATCAAAGCTGAGGTTGAAACCTTGGAAAAGTTGCAAAACCTTGCAGCCCAAGCCGCTGGCCACACTGCTAGCCGTTCAGAAGAAAAAGAAAAGTCAGAAATGGCTAAAGAGTACAGTTTCAAGCGTGCCATTGACATGGCTATCTCTGGCCGTCGTGAAGGTGTTGAGGGTGAGTTTTCAGCCTTGGCTTCTAGCGAGTACCAGCGTAGCGGTGTAAGCGTTAGCGCTCACTCTATGAAAATCCCTTCTGAAGTTTTCAAGCGTGACATGTCAGTAACTGGCGGTACTTCAGGTTCTGAGGGTGGTGTAAACGTTCAAACTTCTGTTGGTTCTATTATCGACGTGTTGCTTCCTAAGACTGTATTGCGCGGTTTGGGTGTTCAGCAGTTGAGCGGATTGGTTGGCAACTTGGATATGCCTACTGCTAGCACTGTACCTTCTGCAGGTTGGAATACTGAAAACGGATCTGCTACTGAAAAGAGCCCTGCGTTTTCTAAAATCACTTTCAGCCCTAAGCGTTTGGCTGCTTACATTCAGGTTTCTAACCAGTTGATGTTGCAATCTAGCAACTCTATTGACGCCTACGTGCGCAACTGGTTGTTGAATGCTATGGCTCAATCTTTGGAAACTGCTGCTATTAAGGGCGGTGGATCTAACGAGCCTACCGGTATTATTGCCAACGCAAACGTAAACGTTACTTTTGCAGGTGGTGCAACTTCTAACGCTACAAACGCTAACGGTATCGCTCCAGTTTGGGCCGATGTTGTTAACTTGATGAAAGCGGTAGAAAACGCCAACGGTGACGGTGTTGCTTACTTGACTAACCCAAAGGTTAAAGCTGCTTTGCAGACTATTCCACGCCAAACTTCTGGTGTAGAAGGTAACTTCATCTGGCCTGCAGGTGGTATGGACTTGAACGGCTACCCAGTTGCTACTTCAACTTTGGTGCCTTCTAACTTGTCTAAAGGTTCTAGCAGCACATTGTCTGCCATGATCTTCGGAGATTTCTCTAAAATGGCAATCGCCTCTTGGGGTGGTATGGAGTTGACAGTTGACCCTTATAGCGGCGCAACTGCTGGCTTGACTAACGTTGTATTGAATGCTTACTTAGATTGCAACTTGTTGCAGCCTGCTGCCTTTGCAGTTTGTAAGGACATCGTAGCCTAATATCCTGCCCGCTCGGGGGCGTAAAAGTTCCGAGTGCTAGGGGTGGTCTTGACTGCACTGCCCCTGGGCCAATATGAAAGTGAGATTTACAGCAAACCCTACAGGCCAATTTAATTTGTCTTACAATGTAGGCGAAGAAGTAATTTTGGAAACCAAGCAGGCCATGCTTTTAATAGAAGCTGGAGTTGCTGAAGAGATTGCAGTATTGACGCCAACCAAAAAGAAGGCAAAACCAGTGAACCCTGAAACCGAACTAGACGCCGAATAAAATGTTTATCAGCCGCCGTTATACCGCCTTTGCAAATGTTGCAACCGACTATCTAAGTTTAGCGGATGCTAAGAGCCATTTGCGTGTTACATCGTCATCAGATGACACCTATATTTCGGGGCTGATCTCTATGGCAATCGAAGCCTGCAGCAATTATTTGGGTTACTCTATACGCAAAGGAACTGCCAAGTATGGTTTTGACGCTTATACAGGCTCTCCTGCGCTCGTTAATCCCGTTAATGGTCTCAATATACCTAGCGGTAATTATCTGCGCTTAAACACGCGCTGCTTGTCTGTTGTTTCTGTGAGTTATGTAAACGATTCACAAGCCGTTATTGCATTTGATTCAGCCTCGTGGTTGGTTTCACCTGATCCAATGGGCAGCTATAGCCGCAATATTTTCTTTGAAGATGCGCCGAGCTCTATTACTGACGACACAATTAAGTACATTGTTGAGATTACAGAAGGGTTTAACCCGGTTGGCACGGCATCCGTTGACCCCGATACAATTTTTCCTGCAACTATTAAGCACGCGGCCCTTTTATTGGTGGCTCAATACTACGATAACAGACAGGCCATTGTAACGGGAACCATTCAAACAGAAATGAGTTTAGGTTTCCATTACCTTTTGGACCCGTACAAAATCCAAATCATGATCTAATGAATGCAGGGTTAATGGATGTGCTCGTGAGCTTGCAAAGCTACACCGAAACAACAGACGCAAACACCGGGGAGAAATTGCAAACGTGGACCGAATACGCAACCGCCTGGGCGCAGCGTGTAGAAGCTGAAAGCGGTAACGAAAACGTGAACGCCGACAGACGCGAACACAAACAAATTGTTAATTACACAGTGCGTTATAACGGTGACATAAGCGTTAAGCATCGCGTTGTTGAGAATGGCATAGCGCACAACATTGTTAACATTGCCAACCTACAGCGCAATTTATATTTGAAACTACAAACTGAGGTTACACTGTAATGGCTGAAACTAATATAACTGGAATGGCTGAGGTAATAAATTCCTTGCAGGCTATGGGTAAAAATATAAAAACCCCTAAGCTGCAAAAAGTTATTCGCCAAAGCAGCCAGCGCATTATTAACACGGCCCGCACTTTGGCCCCCGTTAACACGGGCGACCTGCGCGATTCTATTGGATTTATTACAAGCAAGGACAGCACCAACTTGGACAAAGCGTTGATTGGTTT